TGGCTCCGCACTTTCCACAGACCTTGGCGCCGGGGGTGTAGCCGCACTCGGAATCACCCAAGCCCTTCGCGCACTTCAGCAAATTGCCGTCGCCATCGATTTTCACGACGGCCTTCTCATCATATGCCATGGCTTCGGGCTCCTTGTATTGAATCGATGTGATAAGACATCCCGACGGGTCGGGACATCCACTGCAAGGAATACTAGCCTTATTCCCAGTAGCCATGCAGTGAAACTTTGGTTGTTTTTCTCTAGGACCTGTCTGACTATTGTAACCCAAACCAGGTGTTCGTGGCTGAAAAGTCATATTAACGCTTTCATTCGCTAGAAGAAATATTGACCGTCTGTCCACGGGAGTTGGTTCGTGCAACAGTCCTTGACCCAACCTCATCGACTGTCTTGTCAATGAATGTAGCCATTCCGCTCTTTGCCAACATGTCAAGAAGTTTCACGAATGAATCAAGTCTGTCTGTTCCGCCGATTTCCATCTGTCTATCAATGACAACCATGATTGCATCCATAATGGAATCCATGTCGTCTCTCGTGAGCAGAATTTGCCCAGCGTCAGTACGAGTCGGTCCTACTTTCCCGGAATCCTGACGCTTCATCGTTGACTCAAGCATCCGAAGTGCTTTCGCTGTCGCGGAGTCACCGGCCTTTTCGGCCTCTCTGATTTCCTTGGGAAGAGAGTCCTGAATGTCTTTGAAGAAAGTTGCTTGACCCTTGACTTCGGCTCGTCCGGCTTTTCCGGTCGATGACGCAAAGCCACGATTAAATGCGTCTTCTCGTGCGTTGAGATATCTGCTGATATTGGCTTTGTAGGGACGAATTGCGGAAGAAAAGCCTGCCCGCTCAACCGCATCAACGAAGGAGTCGCCACCTCGGCCAAGTTTTTCGCCAGCCTCAGTGGTTCCAGCAGCAATCCACCTGTCGTCCTCGAATTGCTCAAGAAGGTCCTCGACTCTGTTCAACAGGGCTCGGGCGCTTCTAATACTGCGTGACTCAGCAGTCGTCAATTCATCAAGACTATTCGCCTCGTCAAGGTATCCGTCTAAAACATCACGGATTGAGTCAAGTTGAGACAGGGTTAGGTCGTCTGTTTCCGTAATGAGAGACAGCACCTCTTCCCATGTCTCTGCGTGCATCTCGTCGGCTGCCCCACGGTCTACATCCTCGCGAATCCTGTCTCTATCTTTGTTGATTGTCTTGTCCAGACCTGACATGATTTTCTTTCGAGCCGCACGCGCATCAGCAGCAGTAACTTCACGGGTGGCTTCAACCGAACCCTGAGGCTTTTCTCCTGCGCGCCTACTAGACGCCTCAATTCGTGCATCTTCTGCGGCTCGTTCGTCTTCGCTCATCGCTTCACGTGCCTGACGCCGCGAGTCCATCCGCTCCTTACGGCTCTCTTCAGCCATTCTGCGACGGCGTTCGCGTGGACTCTCCTCATCATCCAACTGCCGTTCAATGATTTCAAGCAGGAGCCGGTCATAGTCAACCTTGCGGAGTCCACTCTTGTCAGGATGCAGAGATGTAATGAGTTCCTCTTCCTGCTCCTCGGCACTCATGAGGTCCCAGTCTCGCGGCTTCAGGTCCTCCCACTTCTTACCCCTGAACCTTTTATCCTCGCCGGAGCCAACCTTTCGACCACGTCCGGGCCCAGAAGGAACTTTAGGCGCATCGGGAGACGAGATTTCTGAACGGAATCCACGAGGCGAATCGTTGGAGCGGAGAGCGTTGGGCCCAGTGCCATAGAGGGGCATTCCCTTGCCACGCTTGCTGTAAAGCGCATAGTAATTATGGAGACGCACCCAATCCTTGGGAGAAAGTTCTCCATTATTCCTGTCAAACCTGCGGACAAGTTCTTGAACAACCCTAAAAGAGCCTTGCTGCCTGGCCCAGTAAATGAATTCATCCTGCATGTATTGCGTGATGTCATCTGGTGCGCCGTTATTCGGACGCTTTGACGCAAAGCCGCTCGGCTGGTCAGGGCGGTTAATCGACCTGGCAACATTTCTCGAAGTCCACTTGCCGGATTGGGATAAGGCGGCAAATTCCAGAACATCGCGGGCTGGCTTGAAGTAATCGACGCCCTCAGCATCCATCGCCTGGAATGCGTCGATTGCCGAGTCATATTCTTCGGCATCCATCTTGAGGACATTATTTTTGGACGCTCCGAGCAGTTCGCTGTAGCGACGCAAACGATTTTTAGTCTCATCTCGATTGCTAGAACCGATTGCTGATGCAAGACCCCGACGGATATCTCCGATTTCGTCGGCCGATAGGCCCACCTCAAGTTTGCTTGGTGCAGCAACGCGCCCAGACATTGAACGACTCGGGCGGGCAACTTGCGATGCCTTCTGAAGTAACTCAGCGGAATGATATTCGCCGTCCGCCATTAGGTTATTCATCAGGTCGAGCATTCGCTGAGCAGCATCGCGCCTGTCACTATCGGACATTGAGTCAAGGTCACCATTCAATGCGTCGATGGCTTCTTGGAAAATTCTCTCTTCCGAGCCATCTAATCCACGAGTACTCTTGAGGCGCTTCATATCCCGGCTCATATGTTGGCCAGGCGTAGGCTTTGTTCCCGAAATATCGCCATTGGGCTTGATGGTGTACGCGGCTGAGCCCTTAATCCTCTGCAGCGCCTGACCGAGACTGTCAGCAGAATCGAGAGCGTCGGCATTTTGTGCCGAAATACCGCCAAACACGTAGGTCTGCCCGCTGCTGTACTGAACAATCAGTTCCTCATTGCCAGCGTCGTAGCGAACAAAAGAAACAGCCGAAGATGGCTTTCTGCCCGAATTGCCAGGATAAATTTCGCGACTCCGTCCCAGGCCGCGCCCCTGGGTCGAGGAAGCGAATCCACCCCAGGAACTTTGACGGCGACCGCCACGGTCATCCATGCCCCAGTTTCGCTGCTTTCTGATTGCATCTTGATTTGCGGCAATTGCTTTAATTTCCGAAAGAACAGCATCATCGCCATGCCGTTGGAAAGTCTGCGCATCAAGTTCAGCGCCGTAAAGGTCAATTCTTTTTTCCTCTACATCGTCAATTGCTTGCTTAATCAAATTGTAGGTTGAGCGCTTTTCAGCGTCGTCCATATCAACGGAAGCAAAGAGTTTATTAAAAGCCTCTAGGCTCAATCCCTCCATTGAAGCCATGAGCGCATCGCGGTCAGTTCCGAGTTCCTCGGCATAACCCTGAAGGTCAGCGAGGATGTCGTCGATGTCACCCTTGGCATCGTCAGATTTCTGACGGGCATCATTCCATGCCTGATTCTCTTCTTCGTAGAAATCAATAATTCCCTGGGCCTCATCCTCAAGGTCAGTGAACTGTTCCCACTTTGCCGTCCAATCCTCATCATCCCAGTTCTCTTTGCCTGGGTCAAAGTCGGGATTGTCTTTGCGGAACTTCTCGATATCCGCATAAGCCTGCTTCAATGCTTCAGTATTGTAATTAACTGTGTTCTTATGAAGATTTTTACGTGAAGCAAACCCAAGAGGACGCTCCTGGGGTTGATACCCGAGCAAAGTCTCAATTTCGTCATCGTCGAATCCGAGTTCACGAAGTCTATCTTCACGCTTTTTGGCCAAGTCGGCCAAAAATTCAGAACCTTCGAAAATGACTCGACCACGCTCATCTCGCTTGACCATGCCATCGCCACGCGACATTGACGATGCCAGCCCAGCACCCTTCTTGCGATTGGTGTTGGCGATAACCATTTTGCGAATTTCATAACTCGACACGCCGTTATCAGCAGCAAGCGACGAAACTTTATCGCCACGACGGAATCTGTCGGAAATAATTTGATTTAACTTAGGGTCTTCTTCCCATGAGGGAACAAATTCGTTCTTTTCATTGCGGCGAGGCTGAAGCACGCCGTCGCCAGTAACTTCCCAATACGCCCTATCCCTCAGGTCAAATTTTCCAGCCTGAAGTCGCTTATTGCGCTGCGCCTTTTCTTTCTGGCGAGCCTCCCATGCTTCAACTTCCATCTCGTAAAAACGTTTACGCGGCTTGCCAGTTCGGAGGTCGAAGGGCAGGTCAGAGCCAATTGGCCGCCAGTCCACGGGCCTGGGGTCATCATCCATCAGGAGGTGAAAATTAACGAAAGCATCAACAGACGGCTTGGTCTTTGAATCATTGAATTCGTCGAAAGTTGCCTTGATTTTCGACCAGTCAATTGAATCCAGTTCACGCTGGAGTTTTTTATTCCTGTCCCAATTTGAACGAGAGGCAAGCCCGCCACTCGGCATATCCAGGCGCGTCCCAGCCTCTTGGAGGTTGATGGATTCCCAGATGAGGCCATTCTCATCGGCCGCCATGATTCTGTCGATGACATCAAGTAGGCGTCCCTGGGCAACAGAGGGATTTCCACCTTCAATTGATGCTCTCACTGCATTATCAATAACATCAGATGCGCGACGCATTGTCTCGCGGTCCATGACAATCATGTCATTCGCCATAATTGCGTTATCAATTGCATAACGCAACTCTTCGAGAGCGTCAGCATCGCGTTTGCTGATTTTTAGCGCTTCACTATCGCGAATAATTACACTGAGGGCATCTTCAAGATATCCATACTCTTCCAGCGTCATGTCACCAGCGACTTGATTCTTCTCAAGGCCTGGCTCGGAAGAACGCTGACGACCGGCGCTTGACGCCATGCCGGAGCCAGCACGAGGTGAAGTGGGAGAGATTGCCGCTCCAGCAGCGCGGCTGGCTACATTCCGTGGTGTCGCAGGACGCTCGAATGGTGTCCCTTCTTGGACCAACCCATCTTCGTCGCCGTCTACTGCATTCGGGTCGAAGCGGGCGGTCGCGAATCGCGCCGCCCTACGGCCTTTTCCCCCACCACCGCCAATCCGTCCCCCCAACGCCTTAAAGGCAAGTGAGCCAGTTGCATTTTCGATTGCTTCTCGAAATTCTGGTGTTGCTCCAGATTTCACCCAAATGCCAGATTCAGTTACTTCAGCAACTGCACCGTGATATTCGATAATTGGGTCGATTAGTGACTTTGTCGCAAAGGCTGCCTCGATTTCGCAAGGAATGAGCATCGCGTCCTTCTGCTCGACTTCTCCAGCAGATGAAATAACTTCCTGAAGAAGCGTCACGATGTTCTTCAACTTGGACATGTTCCGCGAACTAATGACCCGACCAGCCTTGAAGTCAACCTCCATAACATCGAGAAAGTCAATAACTGAATCGTCAAGAAGAGACTTCTCTGCTTCGCCAAACTTTTCGACGATACGGAGGAGCCGCGGCATCGTGTCATCATCATCAGGGCGCGCCATTCGCTGAGTTGGGTCAACCTCGGGCTTGGCCATAACAGGCTTGCTACGGACAGGCATGAACTCCATAGCAACACGCTCTGGCTTGCCAAACATATATCGACCCTCATCGCCTTCATAATGATAAGAGGTGCGGAATGTCATTCTCTGGCCGTTCTTCATAATGTGGAAAACGACTGAATTTTCAGTTGCATCAACAATCTCAACAGGGAATTGCGAGCGCCGGCTCATTTCCATCAGGAGCGCATTCCGCTTTTCTGGACTCAGTGGAGTGGCAAGTCCCTCGCCAAAGATGTCCCAAGTCTCTTCCTCGTCGTCGTCACCCTCGTACTCTTCGCGAGCAACCTGCATCCAGCGAGCACGAACCTCCGGGGGCATCATTGCCCCCATCGCATGACACTTCTCCTCTTCAGTCGACCATTCCTCTTCGAAGGCATCGAAGTCAGAGAATTCCATATCTGAAAAATCATCCTTCTTCTTGGAGTTCTCATACCTCTCCAAGAGGCGGCGTCCCTTGGCAGCCAGTTTTGCTGCGTCACTCCTGTCTTGCGGCACCGGCTCGCCCCACGCGGCAGCAGAAAGCGCGAGACGCGAGGGCTTGCCGTTCGGCTTCTTCATCGGTCCAGAGGGATTGGTAAAGAACCGAGTGAGGAACGACCCCTTTCGGCGCATCTTTTCCGGCGTATCCGCCGGCCCCTTTACGCCAGGCTTGAGGTTTGCGCCTTCCGTGCGCGCAAAGTGTCGGCGGCCCGCGGCAGTAAGTCCACCCTTGGGGTCACGCAACGGCTGGCCCTTTTCGGACAAATCGAAGTCGTCATGCTCAAGGTAATCAATCATTGTGTCAATGTCATCAAACACGGGGTCATTCTTTACGGAGATTGTTCCGGTCAACTGATTGGCACCATGGAGAACTGGGGAGCATTCGTAAAGTTCGACTTCGCGAAGTAAATTTGCCTGCCGCTGATTGTCGAATGTTGCTTGGAGCGTCTTGTAGCCAATCGACCACTCCTGGTCCTGCCCAAAAAACGCAACGCTTGCAAAAGCCTCACGGCCCTTTTCGGTATTTAGGTTGAATTGAACCTTTGCATACAAGCCGCCAATTCCGGCAGCCTTCATCTTTGCCGGAAGGCGCGGGTCGTTGGGTCCAACTTCATAAATGTCAAGAACCTTGCCAATCGGGTCATTCCAGTTGTGTCCCCAGACGACACGTGGCCGGCGGCGCTTTAGACTTTCAGTAAATGCACCGGGCTGAATGATGTCGCCAACGGAATCCTTGTTTCCAATACCGGCGACAAAACACTCGACAATACCCTGAGCCTCGTCAATGCTGAATTGACCAGGGTTTGCCTTGATGAGCAGGGACGATTCATTTTTCGTAGGCATACGACCTCCGCGTGTACCAGCCAATAATAAACGACTACAATCAATAAGTAGGGCAACTAAAGCCGTTTTATTGAGTCATTTACGTAAACACACGCGTTGTTTACTTAAATGCAGATGCTCCCGCATTCCACGCACGCCGCGCTTCTGCCTGCGCCAGTTGCGGCCTGGTCTTTGCAAGCAGTTGTGTGAAGTGGCCAACAATTGCAGCCCGAAGAACAACCGAACGATGCTCTTCGTCCTTGACGGACAGTGAATTCAGAATTTCACGAGAAATAACTTCTCTACTGCGGAAGTTTTCGTCTTGAATTCTTGAGATTTGTGCATTTACGTGGGCGATAGTGTCTTCAGCGGGCATTGGCATAAAGGCGGCCGACTTTGCGCTGAATGTTTCAGACGCATCCTTGATGATGGCGTTCAGCACTGGGCGAACATCTTCATCAATCTGCTTGTCCCACGTTTCCTGGGGCATCACAGAATCGACGTCAAGAGTTCCTTCAGCAAGTGCGCGCCTACTCTTCTGTCCCATCACCTTTTCGAGCACAACACGCTGTTGACGCTCAAAAATGCGCTCAAGACTACGGTCAAGGATTGAGGTCCATCGCTCCAGGTCGGGCAAATATTCATCGCTCTTGACAGCAATGTCACGTTGCGCCGACAACTGGCCGGCGGGCAGGGGCTCCTGCTGAACTTCCGGAGACATGGGGGCACCTGCTTCGGCCGCAATGGCCCCCTGCATGGTGTTCGGGTCCAGTGGCGCCTCGGCCGGCATGGGTGGCATTTCCTGCGGCATCGCAACTTCGCCCTGCGCCCCTGCTGGCGGCATAGCGGCACCCGGGGGCATTCCAGGAATTGCAGCGGCTGCAGGCGGAGGCATTTCCTTCTCGGTATTTGCAATTGGCGTGAGATTCGGATTCTGCAGCAAGGAATCGGCAAGGTCGCTCTTTACTGTCTTGCGGCCAGTATTTTCACGATATTCATTAGCACTGATTAAGCCGGTCTGGAACTCGGTCAAAACATAGCGATGGCGTTCCTGCCTATACATAATGAGGCTCGGCACATCCTCAACATTGAAGTCGACGTAGTACCGTTCATCGAGTTCATCGAGAGCGCGTGCAATTGGCTCCAGGTGAGGCATCATCGTCTCGCTCCAGAAGACGCGAATCTCCTCCCCTGCATTCGAAAAGGTCCGGCCAGAAGCATTGCCGATTACTGACTCGGGTACGCCGAATGAGGCAAGAATTTCCTCTTTGGTGATTTGGCGCATTTGGATATAGGCCGCATCACGAGGGTTGGACGAAGTATCGACAAAATCCACTCCATCGTCGGCCGCAATAACGCTCGTTGCGCCGACACGACCAAGATTTCCCCTGAATCGGTTACGCAATTCGTCTTTATCTTCATCACTAATTTCGCCACGGACGACGAGAAGTCCGCCAGGGCGTCCATCGTTCAGCAGGAAATTGCGGTTGTACAACTTGGCCAGATTCTCAATCTCAATGGCAACCCCCGCTGATTCCATGGGCGTCAACGAGAGGTAGGGGTCGAGCGGATGTGGGCGTCGCACCCAAACGACGTCTTCTGGCTTCATGATAATTTTGTCGCCGTTGGGCATCAGAACTTCATAGCCAGACACAAACCGCTTGGGGTCAGGAATCGGCGCTGTTGATTGCGGGGGCAGGAGATTGACACCAATTAGGCGGCCATCTCGGCCTCGAATCTTCTCGATAAATGCACCACGGGTACTCATCAGCAACTGCGACGAGAGCCGATATCGGAAAATGAATGAGTTCTCGCCAATATTGCTCTTCGTATTGAGGAGGTCCAAAATTGAACCGTCCCCCCGGTTTGAGTTTCTTACAATTTCACCAGCGGGATTGTTATCTTTACGCAAGATAATCGGCAAACGCGCTTGGTTTCCGGCGATTGCGTCAATGCATCGCGAAACCCAGACGACCTTCTGCATTCCCTCGCGGTAAGCGCGCTCAATATCCCAGGGGTCACGATAGGCACGTCCCTGAAAACTTGCATTATGTGCGATGGGTGCACCAGGACCGACCGCAGCCTTCATCTGCCGCGAGTCGAGCGATTTATTTTCAGTCGAGTTCCACGCCATATTTACTCAAGACCCAGGAGAAATCCAAAGACGCCACAGGTGACGCCCGCCGTCACGAGCCCCAACGGAGGCGTGATTAATCCAGCGCCGATGCTCGTAAATATAATAAACGATAACATCAGTACGTTGGCCGCAGTCCCCCTCGTAAATAGTCGCCCAATACGTTGACGGAACTTCGTGTTACTATCTGCCATGGCGACACCTTAGCCCAAACGCGAAAAGTTTGCGGGATGACTGCAAGTCCAAATTATGACGCACAGGAACTTTTATGGCTGAAAACTGGGAACAAGTTTTACAATTTTTGCAACCCAAGCAACCCAGTTTTTGCCCCGAAACGCCATCCCTGACCCAAAAGGTATTCCTCAGGACCAACGCACTTGAAGCATTATTTGGGGGTGCGGCCGGCGGAGGCAAGAGTTCTGCCCTCTTGATGTCAGCCCTCCAGTATGTGGACGTGCCTGGCTACAATGCGATTCTTTTCCGCCGAACCTACGCCGACTTGGCGCTTCCTGGCGCAGTCATGGACCGCTTCCAGTCGTGGATTGCCAACTACGACGAAGTCAAGTGGAATGCCAATAATTATACGGCGGTATTCCCATCGGGCGCTCGTATCTCTTTCGGCTACCTCAATAACTCGCAGGATTACTTGCGTTACAAAGGTGCTGAATTTCAGTTCATTGGCATGGACGAGGTCACCGAAATCCGGGAATCCGACTACCGTTACCTGTTCTCTCGACTCCGACGCCCGGCCTCTGGTCCGGTTTCGAAGGTTCCCCTCAGGATGAGGGCCGCATCCAACCCAGCACCCAACTGGGTGCGCCAGAGATTTATCGTCGAGGGGCAGACAACGGGTCGCATTTTTGTCCCCTCAATGCTGACGGACAACCCAGGCATTGACGCCGAGTCATACCGACTATCCCTCCAGGCGCTAGACCCTGTAGAACGTAGGCGACTTGAGGAGGGCGATTGGTGGTCCACCACCCTCGGCTCCATGTTTGAGCGGGAAAATGTAATTATTGTTGATTCTCACGAAATCCCAGCACTTACTTCGGCCTCCCGTGCCGTCAGATTTTGGGACTTGGCGGCCACTGAGCCATCCCAATCCAATCCCGACCCGGACTGGACGGTCGGCACACTTATGCTCTTTGACCAGGGTATTGCCTATATTTTGGATGTAAAGAAAATACGTGCCAAGGGCGAGAAGGTTGAGCAGTTCATCGCTCAAACAGCGTATGAAGACGGCCATGGCGTGGCTATCCGAATGGAGCAAGAGCCCGGTTCTTCTGGAAAAGCCCTGGTAGACCAATATGCGCGGTATGTTTTGCCGGGTTATGATTTTGGCGGGATTAGGTCAACTGGTGACAAAATCACCCGAGCCCGTCCTTTTGCTGCTGCCGTTGCTAATGGTAATGCCAGGTGCCTACGGGGGGCCTGGTTAACTGACTGGTTGGACGAGTTGGCTTCGTTCCCGGAGGCCTGCAACCATGACGACCAGGTCGACTCGGCGACAGGGGCATTCACATTTCTTGCTGGACTCGGGTTGCCTCAAAGGAAACGCGCTGCTATCGTCGTGTGAGTAACGGGCACTACGCCCAGCCAATGACATGGAGCCTTATTTATGAAACTTGAAAGTGTCGCACTTTTGCGACAACTGCTAGTGCAAGTAGATATCGAACTTCAGCAATTCGCTGAGTCTGATTGCACCCCCGATGAAATCGCTGATGCTCTACTCGACATGAATCTCATCAAACGAGACCTGTCGATTGTCTACACATCACTTGAAGCCATCTGTGCCAAGAAAATGACTGAAGATTTCATTTCTCTGCGCGATGGTGCAGAAATTGAACGCAAGTCCGCTTCCGACAGGGGCAAATGGCGCCACAAGGAACTGGCGCTGGACGTAGCCACAAGAATTAAGCAGACGTCAATTGACATGGACACCGGCGAGGTAACGATGTCGTTTGAGGACATGATTGTTGCCCTCCTTGACTACGTCGCCCCTTCGTACTGGCGAGTCAAGGCGCTATCCAATCTTGGACTCAACGCTGACAACTATTGCGAAGTCTCGGAACCAAGAACAAGCATTATCGTTAGAAAGGGAAATGCAGAATGACCAATTTATTCCAGGCTCTGTACGAGCCATTTCCGAAGGAAGTTGAGCGCACCCTTAGCAAAAGTGGCACACGCTTAACCTACATTCCGGTCAGCGAGGTAATCACGCGCCTCAATAAGGTGCTGGGCCTTGAGTCCTGGTCATACGAGATTTTGTCATGCTTGCGTGACAGCCTTGACCCTGATTTCGTTGTTGCCCACGTCAGACTTGATGCCAAAATCAATGGCGAACTTGTTAGCAGGGATGGCATTGGTGGGCAGAAAATCAAGCGCACCAAGCAGGGGGAAATTGTTGACCTCGGAGATGAGTTCAAGGGTGCCGTTTCTGATGCCCTGAAGAAGGCGGCGCAATCGCTGGGTGTCGGCCTGTACCTCGCTCGTACGGAGGAGGCGCTGATGATGGACGAGGCGGAACAGGCTCCTGTTGTCAATGAGGAAATCGTTAAGTTGTGGACTAATTTCCTTTCTCTGTCGAAGTCTCTGTCGGAAGATAAGCGCAAGAAACTCTCGGAGTTTTGGTTGGTTTGGGCTGAAGGGGCTCCAAAGCCGACTCTTGAGACCGCAACATTCGAAGACTTGGAAGCGCTAATTGCTGAGGCAACTCGACTCAAGTTTGAGGAAGGCTCGGAATCCGATGACGCTGGCGGAGAATAATAACCAGTCAGTGCCCCCTCCATACCTATCGCCATCGTCGATGGGTACATTCAATCAATGTCCCCAAAAGTTCAAGTTCAATAAGATTGACCTACTGCCTGATTCCCCCACCAAGGAATCGTTACTGGGCAATTTTGTTCATGAAGTACTTGAAGAGTTTTATGTTCTTCCGGCTGGAGAAAGAAATCTGGGGGCAATCAAAGCGCTGGCATCATCCGTTTGGCATGCAAGTTCCTGGGAGGAGCGTGTTCTTCCAATAGTAAAAGATGCTGAAAGTTTGCGTCTGTTCAGATGGAATGCCTGGTATTGCCTTGAGAATCTTTGGAAGGTCGAGGAGCCATCATCCATCACCCCGGCAGGCATTGAATTTGAACTCAACGGACAAATTGATGGCGTCAATATCAAGGGCTTTATTGACCGGTATTCACTTTCAGGCCAGAACGAATGGACAATCTCCGACTACAAGACTGGAAAGACTCCAAAGCCATCGTATGTTGGCGACAAGTTTCTGCAACTGCAGATTTATGCAACCCTAGTCACCAATATGTCTCTTGGTAGCGTTGCGGCGACTGAATTGCTGTATCTGAAGGATGGCGTTCAATTTCATGAACCGTTCAATGATGAGGCAATGGAAAATGTAGTCAACTACGTAAGGACAACAAAAAACGCAGTTGATAAAGCATGTGAACGGAATGATTTTCCGACAAATAAAACTATTTTGTGCAACTGGTGTTCATACAAACCAATTTGCCCTGCATGGGCTAAGCGAGGACAATTTTAATGGTTCAGATGTCAGATGATGCGTTTGCGCGTTTGGTCGCAGACGACGTTAAAAATAAAATCTCCCCTGAACGAAGGGCTGTTCTTCAAAATCCCGCGAATTACGACCGCTGGAAAAGGGCACTTCTTGCTTTAGTTGACAACCTGGATGAGCAGATTGCTGAAATTGAAAATGACTCACTCGCCGATGAGGACCGCTATCGGTCTATGGGTAAAGATGGCGAAAAATTGCTTGCAGCAGCCAGTCGCGATTACAGCATCAAAAAGTCAAAAATTAAGAAGTTCCACTTCCATGTTTCACGTCGCCTAGACCAGGTAATGGCCCTCATCGAAGGTGGTGAGCCAATTATCCAAGACGAGTGGGACACCGCAGACATCTACAGACGCGCCATCCGTGAACACAAGCGCCTGATGATGGCGGCAGACCTCGACCCAACACCTATTGATGAATCGTTGTGGGATGTTCTCGACCGTAACTGGACAATGGATACGGTGGACATCAATGCGATATAGAAGCAAGAAAAAGCAGAAGGAATATGTCGAGAGGCGGAGATTGGTCTCACGCCTACTGGATGAGTTTCCATTTTGTCAGGCGTGCCCAATCTTTGCGAAACATGATGGCGTGACTACATATGTACGCAGGGGAAGCGTGGACATTCATGAGTTGAAGCGAAGGTCGCAGGGTGGTTCAATACTTGACGAGAGCAACTGCATGGCTGTATGCCGAGAGTGCCACCAGCGCATTGGGAATAACCCCCAACTCGCATTTGACCTCGGGTTGGCAAAACGTAGTTGGGAATAATTAGATTAAGAAACTATGAATTGCGTCAATTCGTAGCAAACCTCCTACGCCATAGACCTCCGTTGTTGTACAGTAGTGTGACCCATCCGACCAACAATGGAGAGAAAATATGAGTTCAGGAATCATCAACCTCGCAAGCGTCGGCACGCTGACCGCTGCAGCAGGCAAGGACTTCGCCGTCGCCCCCTTTGGTGGCGTGGTGAAGAAGATTGCGGCTCGCGTCGGAACTGCCCCTACCGGTGCCACCTTGATTGTGGACATCAACAAGAACGGCACCACGATGTTCACCACCCAGGCGAACCGCCCCACCATTGCGATTAGCGGCACGACGGCGACGATGGCCGGCAATCCCGAGGTCGTTACCTTCGCTGCTGGCGACCTTCTCAGCATCGACATCGACCAGGTTGGCTCGACTGTGGCTGGCGCCAATCTTGGTGTGAGCCTCATCGTTGAGTTCGACGAGGAAGAGACCACCCCGATTGCAATTGAGCCGGACAACCGTTTCGGCTGATAATCAGTTGTACAAATAAGAGTTGTCTTGGGCGGGAGGGAAACCTCCCGCCTTTGACTTTTACGGAGTGATAGTGTCGCTTCGTGAAGTTAGTTGGCTTGGACTTATCTCTAACGTCCACCGGCGTAAGTAGCGATGGAAAAACGCTGGCAATCAGTAGTAAATTAAAAGAAACAGAACGTTTAATAGACATAAGGAACCAACTAGATGTCCTTATTGGCGATGTTGGTGTTGAGGGTGCGGTAATCGAGGGCTATGCATTTTCTGCCCGGAACTCGCAGGCTCATAAAATTGGCGAACTCGGCGGAGTTGTTCGCGTGTTGCTTCATGAGCGCAATATCCCTTTCGTGAATGTCCCCCCAACCAATAGGGCAAAATTTGCAACAGGGCGAGGCAATGCATCCAAAGCAGAGGTCATATCCGCCGTGTCTGCTCGTACTGGCTTAATTTGGTCGGGCAAGAGTGCTGATGATGAATGCGACGCGTGGCTTCTTGAAGAAATGGGCTTGCAAGCATTGGGTATTGGGCGGTATTCTTGGCCAGAAGCAAATATGTCGGCGTTAAAAAACGTCGAATGGTCGCCCCTACAGGAAAGGTTTATTGTTGATGAGGCGCGATAACCCCATTAGTCAGGTGGAAATTGAGTCAGAGTTATTGCGACTGATTGATTCCCTAGAGGAAGAAACTGAAGCATTTGAGCGACTCGCTGATGATGCCGCAAAAAAGGAAGCGATTTACAAATCGAATTGGGCCAAGGAATATCTTTCCGCTAAGGGCTCAATCAAAGAGCGTGAAGCATGGGCTGACTACAAACTTGCTGACGAAGTTTTTGAATACAAGATTTCCGAAGCCCTCGTAAAGTCAAAGAGAGAAAAACTATTATCGCTGCGCACGTCCATTGACGCCATGCGGACATTGAACGCAAATGTGCGCGCGCAAGTCATGCCATGAGCCCAAGCAGGCGTGAATTAAATTGGCTGAGGTCGTGCTTCTATTTGTCGCGCGTATTTTCCACATGCGCTAAACGGCAATATTTTTCAGTCGTCTTGATGCCAAATGGTCGCGTTGCTGGTGTTGGCTACAATGGCTCGCCGCCTGGGCTTGGACATTGTGCGGATGGCGCCTGTCCTCGATTGCATGAACAGAGTCCAAGTGGTTCCACTTATGACAACTGTATTGCTCAGCACGCAGAGGCGAATGCGCTACTTTGGTCCGACCCGTCGTTGCGGTCGGGGGCCACGCTTGTCGTTAATGGCCCACCGTGTTTTGGCTGCGCCAAACAAATAGCATCAGCAGGGATTGTGCGAGTTGTTTTTGCGGACGATGAAAATTATGTCGAACGAGACAAATCCTTTAACCTATTACGCTCGGCTGGCATTGATTTAGTACCGATAAATACGAATGCATGGAGTTTTGATGAAACATCAAGTTGATGAGTCGCTGAAAGGTCTCTTGGTGGACATTTCCCAGTTGGTTCACTTGGAAGGCAACCCACGAAAAGGAAATGTTGACGCAATCATGGCGTCTTACTCGGAATTTGGGCAAATGCGACCAATCGTGATTCGCCCAAATAACGATGGGACTTCTACAATTCTTGCTGGAAATCACCAGGTTATGGCAGCAAAAAAACTTGGTTGGACACACATTGCGGCAGTTTCAATGGATGCCGATAATGCGCGGGCGGTTGCATTTGCTCTTGCGGACAACCGAACAGTTGAACTTGGCTACACGGATAACGCTATGGCGTCCGAACTGATTTCAACTATCTCCGAGTCATATACAGAACTTCTTGATGGACTTGGATGGGATGAATTTGAAATTGCCTACTACGAAGAGCAAGCAGATAGGGCAAATCTTCCAGCAACAAATAATGGCAAGCAGGGTTTTGTTGCACCAATAATTGCAGCAACCGATGCCGCGATTGAACAAATTACGTCGATGGTCCGGCGCGATGACGATGGGGAAAAGAAAATTATCGCCGATACATCTGTTGACCATTCCGATGCTGCAATTCGAGGCTCAACTGTTGCTACGCCTGGGGCAGCACCAAAGGCGGTTGTTCAATACACAATCGTTTTTGAAAATGCCGAGCAGCAGCGTCGTTGGTACGACTTTGTCAGGTGGCTGCGTTCATCTCCGGCCTATGACGGAGTGACGACGGCTGAAAAATTGGTCTCGTTTATCGACGCGCATTCGGAGGTATAGCGGTGGACAAAATTCATGAACATGGTTTTGTGCGTTTGGATGCATGCATGGCCGATGACCTGTCGGTCGTTAATGCCGCACGTGTCTCCTACGGAAAGAGAAGTGAAGCATTATCAAGCGCCGACAAGGGTTTGATTAACTTTCTGCTCCGCGAAAGGCACGGAACACCATTCGAGCACAATGCGTTTCGCTTTCACGTCTCATGTCCAATTTTTGTTGCACGCGAATGGTTTCGCCACCGCATTGGTTCGTTCAATGAAATATCGGGCCGTTATACGACGCTTGAAACTGTTGGCTATGTTCCCGACTTGCGAGACATGAGAACACAGACGGGCAAAAGTGGTTCGTATACCTATGAGCAACTTCCACCAATTGAGTCAATCGACGGCGTCGATTTGATTCATGACGCCTACAACCGGGCATTCCATGTTTATGAAAAGTTGCGTGGCATGGGTGTCGCCAATGAACTTGCGCGTATCGTTCTTCCTGTCGGCATCTTTACTGAGTTTTACTGGACAGTTAAT